AGGTGGAGGAGGAATGATGTCTGAACCACCTGGTGAATTGCCAGCACCTCCAGCACCTGGTCCCGAACCAGGAGGTGAGGCCGGAGTAACTCCAGAGTCGTTAGAAAGAGATATGAATATCCTACTCGAGAGTGATATGTTTGGGAATGATGAAATGATTGATTTATCTAAAGCAAAAAAATCTTTGGGTGAAATGGAACAAAAACTAAACAGCTTACTAAAAGATTGATATTTATACAGAAAACACTAATATGAAATTCGGTATAATTAAAACTTTAGTAGAGAATAAATTAGTTAAATCATTTGTCGACAAAAAATTAGACAAGGATATGAAATTCTTCAAGAACGAACTATTGGAGAATAAATCTTTTAAAAGACTATATTTTATTTATGATACATTAAAAGAAAATAAATCTTTGGATAAAGAAATTGCCGAATATATGGTGGATGATTTATCAAAAGAGGTTAAGTCAATTGAACTTACTGAGAATTTTACAAATAAAATTTTGAAGTGGACAAAAGGTATAATTAAAGAAAATAACTACACTACAATTGATGATTTATTTTACGGTAATGAATTACACCCTGAGAGAAAATCAATGGCTAAAAAGAATATTGTAGAATCCCTTATGAAAAAACCAACCATAAAGGAATCTAAAAAAGTAGTTCCGATAAGTACAATGTTGAAAATTGCAAATAACAATATTGAAAAGACTCTATCTGAACTTAACGAATCTGATAGAGAAGAGGTAATCTCTTCTTTGAAAAAGAAACCAACAAAAGAAGAGTTTGAGACAATTAAAGAATCGACAATTCAAAAATTAGAAAAACTAATTTCAGAATCAGATGAAGAAATTAAACAAACTTTACTTGAAACAAAGAATAAAATACAATCAACAAAATTTGATAAAAAAGAATTTATCAAACTCGAACAATTACACAAAGGTTTAATTGTCTGAGTATTTCTTTTGTTTGTAAATTGCATCTTTCTTAATCTGACGTTTTACGTCAGATTTTTTTTTGTATGTTTTTCTATCTTGTAATTGTGAAACAAGTTTTGTTTTAATTGCTTTAGATTTAAATTGTTTAAGAGCACCCTCAACATTACCCTTTTTAACTTCAATAATTAACATTTTGACTATTGGTTTTTTTTTATTAAATTTAATATATAAATAAACGGATATTATGCAAAGTTAAATGAAAAAAGGGAAATCTTGTGTGCTGAAGGGATATAAAAATTTTAAAACTTCTTATGGAACGGTAGATTCAAAAAATTTAAAGTCAATATACATAAACATACAGTCTTGGGTAGAGCCAAAAAAATCTTTAGAAAATTGGGGTAGAGAGGTATCCTGTTTGAATAGGTTAATTAAACAACTTCTTTTAGAGATATCAGATAAATTTATTTTTCACAGTAAATTCATTGTTGATTTAGATTTAAGGACAAGTGGGATAACATTAGGAAAAAGGTCTTTTATGAATTTGGAAATGACCTTTTACATTAAAACGGAAATTGATTTTAAATCAATTAAATTAAAGAATGAGATAAAAAGAATTATATCTTATGTAGAAAAAGATATATTCCAACAATCTGAATTATTCGATTTTCATTTAACAAAAAATGACAAAGAAAAAAATTTGGTTGTAGTTTAATATTTATAAAGAAAATATTAAATGCAAAACTTACGAATTTTAGGACCGACAGAGTCAGGTAGAGGAATTCTTATCGAGTATGATGCAGGTTATGTATCACCTACTGAATTCTCTAATGATAGAGTAATAAAAGAAAATTTTAATACTACAGACCACTCTAAGCCATTTGAATTTTATGCCGTACTACAAAAGTACGATACCCCAAATAGAAACGGTAGAATATATCCTGAGAAAATATTAAGAAGAGAAGCCGACAATTACACTAAAAACTATATTAAGAGAGGAACCTCATTATCTGAACTTAATCACCCTGAATCATCCTTAATTGACCTCGATAGAGTATCACACATTATAACTGATATGTGGTGGGACAAAAATGTTCTTCTTGGTAAACTTAGATTATTAACTTCTCCAGGATTTCACGAGAGAGGGATAGTTTCAACTAAAGGAGACCAAGCCGCAAATCTTTTAAGACAAGGTGTTACTCTTGGTATATCCTCAAGAGGAGTTGGGTCACTTGCAAAAAGAGGAGAACAGAATGAAGTCCAAGAAGATTTTGAACTAATTTGTTTTGACCTTGTTTCTTCTCCATCAACACCTGGCGCGTACCTTTTTAAGGACGAAAAAGACAGATACAAGTATGAAGAAAACTTACAAGAGGAAAAAGAATTAAAACAACAAAGAGAAATGGGTAGCTCACTTGATTTAATGAAAAAACTCACCGATTATTTATCAAAATAATTAATATGGACGAAAAATATTTTGTAGCAAAAATTACAATCGATGATGTTGACTCAGAGTCAGGAAAAATCAAAAAAACAAAAGAAGAAAAACTTGTCAAAGGATTTAGCCCGACTGACGTTGAGGCTAAAGTAACAAAGCTTTTTGAATCATATTCTCAGGATTGGAGAATTACCGCGATTGTTGAGAGTAAAATTAATGAAGTAGTAGAGTAATATATACTCATATCAAACTTTACCAAAGGGGACATTTGTCCCCTTTTTTCATTTATAAATCAAGAAAAACTTATTTTTTTAGCTTCTTAATATATTTATTAAAAAAAAGTTAAATGGCTGAAAAAAATTTAGTTAACGAAACACTTCTCCAAATACAGAATTTGGAAGAAGTAATTAATGAAAACGCAAAAGAAATACTTGCTTCGACAATGAAGGAAGAAATTAGCGAACTAGTAAAAGAGTCTATGAAAGAAGAGACTGACGAAGAGGTTGAAATGAAAGAAGCTGAAGAAGATGAGCTTGAAACCGAAGTAGAATTCGAAGACGAAGAGGAATCTGAAGAAGAGGAATCTGAAGAGGACGAAGAATACGAAGAGGAAGACGACGAAATGCCTGGTATGATGGGCATGGACGATGAAATGTCTGATATGATGGACATGGATGACGAGCCAGTCGCTGACCTTACAGGTGAAGAGGACTTCGAAGAAGTTTTTAAAGTTTTCAAAAACATGAAAAATTCTGACACTGTAACCGTAGTTCCTGATGGTGACTACACTAAAATTTCTGATGACGAAACTGAAGCCGAATACCTTTTACAAATGGAAGGTGAAGAGGAAGAGGAAGAAGATGATGAAACGGAAGAAGGTTATCAGGCGATGGAAGAAGAAATGTATGAAGACGCATCATATCAACCAGAAGAAGAAAAAGAAGAGGTTATGTACGAAATTGAAATCGATGACACTCCTGCTGATGAACTTGAAGAGGAAGAATACGAATTCGAACTCGAAGAAGGTTCATATGAGGATGCTGAAGACAATGAAAGTTACAAACCAATGATGGAAGCTAAAAAAGCTAAGAAAATGGAAACCAAAGAGGGTATGAAACCAAAAGTCGGCTCTAAAGGTAAAACAGGTAAACCTACTTTTTCTTATGAGAAATCAAAAGGCGGTTTCAACGAAAAGAAAAAACAAGGTAAAACTGTTGGACTAGGTAAAGGACCTAAGTTTGAATTCAAAGAGGGAGAAGTAATGGAAATGCCAAGCAAGACCAAGAAATTTTCTAAAGGAGAAGCTAAAGAAGCATCACGCACTTATGGAATGGGTTCAAAATCAGGTAGAGGTTTAAGAAAAGGAATTACTCCTAACAGAAACTACGAATACGGCAAAAACGTTGCTGAAAGTGTTGAAGTTATGGAAGAATTACAAATGTTGAGAACCAAAAATGAAGAATACAGAAAGGCACTTAATTTATTTAGAGATAAATTAAATGAAGTGGCAATCTTCAACTCAAATTTAGCTTATGCTACAAGACTTTTCACTGAACACTCAACTTCTAAACATGAAAAAATTAACATTCTTAGAAGATTTGACTCTGCTGAAACTCTCAAGGAATCAAAGGCATTATATAAAACAATTAAAGATGAACTTTCACAAGGCACAAAAGCGACACCAATTACAGAATCAATTGAAAGAGTAATTGACCGTGAGCCACAATCAGGTTCCGCAATTAACTTGATTGAATCTAAGACATATGAGAATCCTCAGTTCCTTAGAATGAAAGACATCATGAGTAAAATTGCAAAATAAATAATAAAAATAAAAACCAAAATAAAAAATGGGAGCATTATTAGAATCAGGTCTCGTTGGTAACATAGGTCTTAAGCACCTTAAAGTTATCAAGGAAGATACTATCAACAAATGGGACAAATTAGGGTTCCTTGAAGGCCTTCGTGGTCACCTAAAAGAGAACGTAGCTCAGTTATATGAAAACCAAGCTTCATTCTTAATTAACGAAGCGGCGTCTACTGCAGATTCAGGTTCATTTGAAACTGTCGTATTCCCAATCATTCGTCGTGTATTCTCTAAACTTTTAGCTAATGAAATCGTATCAGTACAAGCTATGAACCTTCCTATCGGTAAGTTGTTCTACTTCGTACCTCAAATTCAGGGTTATACTGGTGGCACGGAAGATACTCAGGTTCCTGGTGGTTATTCTGAATCAGGTCAGCACTACGCACCAAATGGCTCACCAGGTAACTATCCTGGAGACCCAAATGCTGGTTATAATAGTGGTTCAGGTTACCCATTCGGTACTGCACCTAAAAACCTTTATGATATGTTTTATGAAGG